CGTCGTGCATATCCCATTCTCCGCTGTCAACCTTTTGGCGGACGGCAGCATTATCCTTGTACGTTGAAAACACATCAATACCTTTGGCTTTGAGCTTAATCGTTTGCCTTGCCAGTATATCTGTGCGCGGATCGACTGTTTGCGTTTTTTCGGTGGCAGTGGGTTTCGGCTCTGGGGCGGAAGCAGTGGGTGAAACATACCCGAGTTTCTGTGCGGCAAGGATCTTTGCGTTTTCAAGACTCTTGACCTCGCCAGAATCTACAAGGGCTTGTGCTTCGCGCTCAATCGAAGATGCCTGGACAGCCTGCATCTGTGCCATAAAGGGAGCGGTCGCAGCTTTGATCCCGGCTTCCACCCGTGCGTCAAGGCTTGCCAGTATCGGCTTTAATCGCTTCTCAACGCCCGCCTCAATTCGCTTATTCAGCCAACCAGGCGCGGCCTTGCCTTGTGCATCAGGTTTGAGTTGTTCTTCTTCGACCTGTTCGGCAAAAGCGTCGAGTGTACTCTCGGGAGCCTGCGAAGCGTCGTCCTCCGCGCTCTCCTCACGCATCGTATCGACCGGGAACGACGTATCTACGTCGGCATCGGGCATATCCACGCCCATGTTGAAATCCTCATTTGCCATAAAGGAACTCCTTTATTTCGTGCTGCGCGGTAGTTTCTCGCACATGCACGTATTGCAAAAGGCCGTTATATAACAGCCTGTCTGCCTTGGTTAACCGTTTGACTGCGACCACCAGAAGCGAGCTCCTCAACTGCCTGCGTTTCGATCTGTTTCACAGCGTCAAGTTCTTTCTGCTTCTGCGTGAGCTGCTCAATCAGTTGCGTGTTCTGCTCGGAAAGCTGGCGTATCTTATCGCTGTCCGCTTCCACTTTTTTAATGACCGGCGCGATCCTATCTTTGCCCTCTACGTTAAGCAATTCGATAAGCGCCGAAAGTGGGAAATATTGCTGTGCCTGCGCAGCCATGGTGTACATATCGATGAACATTTGATTCTGCGCCTGGATTTGCTGCTGGTCTTTCTTATGGATTTCGATTTGTACGGTATAGCGCGGCACCTTCTTGTCCCCATCAAAGAATGCCGGGAAGGTGTCGTCTTTCCCGGTGATCTTCTGCAACCGGTCCTTATCGTAGAACTGAGCCATCAAGCATAGAACGTGCCACACCATTTGCTTGTTGCCCTCATTGAGCGTTCCGGTGCGCATCTGTGAGATTTTGCCGGACGATTCTGAAAGGATACCATAGGCTTTGCCAGACATTGCATATCCGGCTGGTTCGCCGCGCGATATCTGGTTCGCGCCGCTGTCTTGTTTCAGATCGCTCATCATATTGAGCATTTGGTTGACGATCATGCCGTTGAATGGCGGATTTGAAAAGAAATCCCAGTCAACCCCTTTGCGGATACTGTTGCCAGTGATTGCATCTTTGTCATAGTCCAGCAACGCCGACGCATCAATCCCAGAGTCATTGCTGAGAAGGATACGCGCCTTTGAAGAAAGCCTCGCGTTGGTGTCGATGTACTTCGCATAGCGGTTGATGTACCGCATTGTGTTTATGAGCTCACCGACAAGCCCCTCGCCGACAGGCTGCCCTTCGATCAGAGAGTGCACATCCAGCACAAACGGATACATGCCGTGATCGAACACGTTCTCTTTCTTTTCGAGAAGCGCGTGACCGGCAATATACGCGACATTGATGTGATACTTCTTGCCATCAAACACGCGCCACCAGTATTCCATCAGCAAAGCGCGACCTTCATCGGTCTGCTCGTCCAGAAGTTGCGTGTCCGGCATTCCGACGCTTTCGTACAGATCGTCCTCGGCCTGGACATATTTGCCAAGCTCAGGATAATGCGCACGATACCAACTCATCGGATGCCAACTGACCTTGATAAGCGCACGGGCTTCCTGCAAATCCTCCGCCTTTGGATCCCAACAGAACGCTTCAATCGGCCAGCGAACTATCACTATTTCGCCCTTGCCGTAATTCGCGTCCTGATCCCATCCAGTTTGCAGCAGGCCAGAACCAGTGCAGAAAAAATCTTCAACGCGGCGACGGTGAATCCGCTCGAAGTTGTTCACGTCGTATATGACATACCGAAGCGCATCTTGCAGCGCATTGGAAATGTCTTGCTTGTCATTGGTTTCCGGGGTCAACTTGGCCTCGGGCATATTCGCCATCTGGTCGGCGACGCAGTTATTGATTGTGCTTTTAAGTGTGTTGAGCTGCAAAGTCCGCCTGTCGCGGTTCTGGTTGCTTGCCAAGGTTACGGTGGTTGTGTTTGATTCCAGTTCGTCAATCAGCGGATTCTCCGGCTGCGCATCTTGGCCGGGATCGCGCAAACGTAAAACTTCGCGGCAACCCTTGGCTTCTTTATGATATTCTCGGTTGGCCGATTCAAATACGACAAGCCGCTCATAGGCGACCTTAATCAGTTTGCGGTTGTCTTCGTCAAGAGGCTGTTCAGACAACAGAACGTCGAGCATGTCGGCATCGTCGCCACCATGGTTTGTATCGTCAGCCACGTTCCGATCAGCACTCATACTGCCACTCCTTTGTCCAGAGCATCATTCCGAAAATAAGCAGTCCATGAAAGTATCCCGCGAGAATGCGTTTTGAACTCAACCTTTTCGGGCATACGATTAAGTTGTTTAAGCGTTAAGGTTAGCTGTTCCAATAAAGATTCAAACGCGGTGGCGAAAGTTGAATGGCCGAGTTCCACATGACCGCCATACAGCTTATACTCAGGTGCGTTGTCAGTCACGACTAGACTTTTCAGTTTGCCGTCAGCCCCATAGACTTCCGCAATAGTTTTGTTCGCCTTGTCCATTACACCGCCACTCCTTTATACGGCCCCTCAGCGTCCTGCTGCCGCGCCCGCTTTTCTTTCGGCCCAATTGGCCGCTCCATTAGGAAGTACCGTGTTTCGTCGAAGCAATTGTGAACTATAAGCCCGCCGTTCACAACAAAGCTATGGGTTCCTTCGACCTCCATGTTGTAAACGCCTGACCTTCCAGCATAAGTTACGCTCTTTACTGTCACTTGTTCCACCTATTCTTTACCGCGCATTCTCTGGAACAACATTTCGCCTTAGAGTACTTGTTAGTTACAAACCTTCTCTTACAGTATACGCACTCTCGCGCTTCATTGTCAACAGCAAGGGATCGCCTGTGCGCAGACTTACATTTGTTGGAACAGAAGATGTTGCCATCCCCGTATGTGTTGTATGTTATAAAACCTTCTCCGCACTCAGTACATGTATACTCTTTTGGGGGCTTATTCTGCCACATTTCTTTGGCGTGTTGGCTGTGCCATGCGATTCCTTCTGGAGATCGATGCCACTCGGCAGCAAGTTCTCTGATATCTTTGATGTGCCGCTGGTTATATTCTGCTCGTTCCGGAGCGCGAGCATGTAGAGATAAATGCATATTGCTTATCATGAGTTGAAGGTTGGCAATGTCGTTGTTGGATCTATCCCCATCTTTATGATGGACGTGATATCCCTTGGGGACAGTACCATTGCAAGATTCCCAGATAGCAACGTGAAGTCTTTTCCCGTTATTCTGAAAGTAATTGCCGCACCGATAATACCGAACACCGTTAAACTCCTGGATTGTATCGCTGATAATTGCCATTGGGAACCTCCATCATTTCATCGCCGATGGAAAGTTCGTCAAGCCGCTTCCATGTTCCGTCTTTCAACATGAACCGATGGTTGGGCGTAGCCGTTACGCTCCTGCCATCGTCCATCGTTACGGTATACACGTCAACCTGCTCTTGCGTCTTTCTACAATCGGCATATTTATGCAGCTTGCCATCATGGCTCACCACATAACCTATTGTATCAGACAAATCTTTTATTGTCAACCAACCTTTATCGGTCAGGACTTTGGTATCGCCAATTACGCAATGATCCTCTGCGTTCGTATCTACATCTTCGACCTTGGTAGCTGAGTATGGAAGCGACGGTACTGTCCTGATCCAATCGGTGCATGTCCTGAACAAGTATAACATCGGTTTACCTTCACTGTCAAACCGAAGCCGTTCATGCAACTGCATCTTGCCAGCAATGCGCGCGTTGTCTCCCGGCCGGAAGGTTAAGCCCATCATCCCGAGGTTCTCGTTTGGAGCCATTTGCTTTGCAACGCTCAGACCATAGCTTTCCGTATCGAAGATGTGCGGGTCGCCCACGCGAACGATGTGAATGTTGTCATCGCGCTCCGTCTGTTCTCTTTCAAGGATTCCATCGACAAGCTGTCGTGGCGTAAGTTTGCTGCCATACCATTCCCGATAACGATAAACGCGACCTTTCGGATCGACCGCCCACCAACCAATTGAAAATCTGCTGGAAAAGCCGTGGTCGAATGACATGTATCGCGGCCAACTGAGCGGAATATCGAACGGCTCAATAACGTGCGTCCATTTGCGCTGTGCGTAATTTGCCTTGTCAGTTTCGTTCCACGAGCTCTGTTTCTCCCACAGATTGATAAACTCGGTAAAGACCTGACCTTCAAAGGCATCCCAGTCGCCATTCAGCAGGGCGCGGCGAAGTTTATCGGGTTTCTGTTCCAACTCAAATATATAATCTTTTGTAATGTGCGGGTTCTCAGTTGCCAGCGATGGGATGTATTGGACTGAAACGGTTTTATATTCGCGCAGCACTTCGCTGTAAATCTCTTTGGAATGGATCTGCATGTACAGGCCGATATCGACATACTCTGCTTTCACCCAAGCGTGTCCGATATTGCCAGGGTTGCTTGCGCTGCGGACAAGCGGGGTTACGCCAGACGCCGCCTTTGAACGCAACCTTGTTTTGATAAAGCTGACTACGCTCTGCTCAAACGCGGTCAGTTCATCGAAGTACAGCCAGTCGATTTCTGCGCCGGAGTAGTCGTATTTGTCTGCCTCGTGCTCACAGTGCCGAAACTTGATTACTGAACCATTCAAAATCTGAAACTCGTGGCGGCTGACATTGTACGTTGCGATCTCTTTCGGATAACGCGCACGGGCTTCCCGAATATCGGTATCTTCCAGTTCCCGAAAGGTTCTGCGGAAAACGTAAGCATGTGTTCCGGGGTGCGCCAGACAGCGCATCAGCGCATCCATCACGAGTGCCATAGTTTTTCCGCCCCCGGCAGCTCCTCCGAATAGCACCTCATTCGCTGTCGATGCGTGGAACATCGCCTGCTTGGGCGTGGGAAGATAGTCGATGTTGACCGTTCTCATTGCAACTCTATTCTATCGGCTTCAACAGTCCGATAATATTAATCTCCTCAGCCGGTCGCGTTTCCCGAACCGCTTCGCCCAGCACGGGCATGTTCGTGAACCGAACCTCGACGGACGTGGCATTGGATTTGTCGGCCAGATTGTAGAACTTGTCAATAATCATTCTTGCCGCATTCTGCGCGACATACGCATCGCTGCTAAGCTGACCGTTAAGAACGTCGAACGCGGCTCGAGCGCTCTCACAGTACAGCGCAGACAATTCGCGCCGGGTATTGTCCAGCGAATGTTCCTGCTCCGT